CGATTGTGCTCTTTTGAAACAAAGCGTCTGTGTATCATCACGGGCGTTCCGAGTTCGGGTAAGTCTGAATTTATTGACGAAATTGCAGAACGATTGAATATCCGCTACGGCTGGCGTTTCGCTTATTTCAGCCCGGAGAACGCCCCGCTGGAATATCACGCCTCAAAACTGATTGAGAAGTTCACGGGCAAACAGTTTGACAAAGAACACTTGACCTACGGGGAGTACAAACAAGTGAAACAACACCTTGAAACAAATTTCTTCTTCATATCCCCGAAAAGCGATTTCAGGGTTGACGCTATTCTCGAAAGGGCGAAATTCCTTGTCAGACGCAAGGGGATTAAAGTTCTCGTTATTGACCCATATAACAGGCTTGAAGATGAAAGCGAGGGCAAGAACGAGACTAAATACATATCAAGGCTGCTTGACAAACTGACAAACTTCGCACAGCAGCACGATGTGTTGGTTATCCTTATGGCGCACCCAACAAAGATGCAGAAGAACAAAGACGGCGAGCCTGAGATACCGACACTTTATGACATCAGCGGCTCGGCTAACTTCTACAACAAGGCTGATTTCGGTATTGTCGTTCACAGAAACCGACTTGAAAACACGGTTGAAATCTACGTGAAGAAAGTGAAGTTCAGACACCTCGGAGAGTGCGGAATGGCTCTGTTCAAATATAACCTGAACAACGGGCGTTACAGCCCCTTTGTCAACGGCACAGAACCCGTTTGGGATAACAGCAACCATTTACAGGAAGAAATCAAACGGCGTGAGCAGGAAGCCTTTGAAGCCTCTCAATTCAACTGGGATGACTTTCAGCCATCCGATGAAGAATGCCCGTTTTAATCATTTGAGTTATGAAGTGCCATTATATCTACACGGAAACAGGCGAAAAGGTTTTGATACCCGGCTGTATGGGTACGGCAGCTATGGGTATCGAACATTGTACCTGCCGCTTTGAAAAATCTCCCGCTCAATTTGAGCGTGAACAATACAATGAAACCATAAAGGTTCTGAAACAAGAAATAAAAGACCTTGAAAGCGAAAATGCGTACCTGAACAGAATTATAAAAAAACTGACTAAAAACAACAGAAGATGAAGCCGAAAGAATTTTTTGACGCTGTTGTCCGAATGAGAGAAAAACAGCGGGAATATTTCAAGACCAAGACAAATTCAGCCCTGACAGAAAGCAAGAGGCTTGAACGGATCATTGATGACGAAATAGAGAGAGTTCAAAGAATTATTCACGAAAAACAGAACCCGAAGTTATGGCAAGATTAGACATTGAAAGGCAAAAACGGCTTGAACCGACACGCATTGAATATGCTGTCAGCCGCATTCAGGAAATCGGCTTTGAGATTGTTCAGCGTGACAACACTCAGATACAGTTCATTCACAAAGGGCAAACAGTGACGTTCTTCCCGTACAGTGGATGGGCAACAGGAAAAAGCATAAAGGACGGGCGGGGTCTTGAAAGACTTCTTAAACAGTTGAGACCATGAGACCGAAAGGAAACGGCTTGATACCGCTTCACGATGAGAAGCAAGAAGAACGGGGCTTCTTCTGTATAAAGCTGGTTCAGTTTCTGAACACAGAAGCCGAAATGGGAACAGATGAATACAAGCGGCTTTGGGATGAAAGGTTCTCAGCCGCTAAGAGTGGTTCATGCTTTTATAGAAACCGCTGCCCGATATATGAAAGAACGGTCAAGAACAGACCTGTACAACTGAATTTATTCACTTAAAAAATAACGAAAAATGAAGAATTATCAATTTGAGGAAATAACATTTTGGCTCTCGTTGATTGCGTGTTTACTGGCTTATGATGCAGAAATATTGTGGCTTGCAAAAATATTGGAAGGAATAAGCGTGATAAACTTTTTTTGCGCAATCGTTACGGCTTGGATAGATGTGAAACATAAAAAGAATTGAAAATGAAAATGAGAAAACAGAAAAAACAAATCCCTGCGGATTTTCGCAAACAGATGTATGAGAATTACAAAGCTAATATGGCTTTCTACGGTAAGCCGATAAGTTCATATAAACAGTGGCTCAAAGATGTGTTTAACACTAAAATACCAACAAAATGAAAAAGATTATTATCATTTCAATCGCACTCTTAGCCCTGACAGCGTGCGAATCAAAACAAGTTGAAGAAGTCAAGGCGAGTTCTAACCAATCATACCCCGTTGAAAAACTGTTCACGGTTGACGGTATCACGGTTTATCGTTTCCGTGACAGTGACCGTTACGTTTACTTCACAAACAGAACGGGCGATGTTCAATACAGTTATCAAAAGCGGGTTGGAAAAGCAACAGAGAATGTCAAGGTTCAAACTATGTGTAACAATGGACAGGAAAATAAACATTGAAGAAGTCAGGGGTTTTCTTGAAGCCTCCAACAAACAGTTTGAGCAGGGAGGAATATACCTTGAACGTGCTCTGTTCAAGCGTGACGATAACGGGGTTCTGACAGGTATCACGCTTTCATACGAGGACAGAACAACATCTGACACACAAGAAACAAGAAAGGAGAAACAAGTATGAAAAACGTGA